ATATAACTCCCCAGTTAATCGAAAAATACTCGAATAAGATAATCTGGAATGAGACAAATAGTAATAATAGATGGGTAAGAATAGCTAAACAATTGCTGAAAATTCTAGAAATAGCAAAAAATGAAAGTGATGATAAATTTGCTATAGTAGATAGTGACCTAATTGTTCCAAATTTGAGAAATATAAATCCAGAAGATAAAATATTGACTTTATGTTATTGGCTTTATTATAACTGGGCAGGAGAGATTAGACCATTTTGCTCAGGAACAAACTATATTTTCAATAAAAGATATATCACAATTCTAGAAACTGTATTAAACGTTTATCTAGAAAAACAATATTATTATGAATTTCCAGTTGATATATTTCTACATGACCATATTTCCCACATAAATGTATTGAAGTTAGGGTCCATTCATTATATAAAAACTCCAGGAGGTGAGAAAAAAATGGAATTTAAATTTGAAGATATAAATCAAGTGTTTAAGCATATTCCCGAATTTGTTTTAATTAGTTGGTGATTTTTAATTGCAAAGGCCGATTTATTATGTTTACCCTCAACATCATGATGTCAGTTTCAAGTTTGTGGCAAAAGAACATATAAAAATGTTAAAAGAAAAATATACAGTTTATGAAATTCCTGCCTTATCATTTTATCAATTCACTCCTTTCAAAAATCCAATTTCAATTATTCATCCATTCTTCTATTCAATGTGGCATTGGGGAAAAGTAGAATTTTCATTTTTTGAACAATATAGATCTAAAGTTAGTGAAGTTATTGGAGTTGAAGTTGCTGATTCTGATAGAATAGCAGAGAAATTTATTGATTATGGAAATAATTATGCAGATAAAATAATAGTAAATTCGGAATGGTCAGTAAGAGCGTTTAAAAACTCTGGACTAAAAGTTCCAATTTATAAAGTTGTCCATAATTTTAACTCTAGGTTATTGGCAAAAGATGAAGAACTAAAACTTGATGAGCAAGTGAAATATATTGAAAAAGTCAAGAAAGAGAAGAAAATTAAATTAGTAATGATATCGCTTTGGCATAGTGATTTTAGAAAGGGGGCCGATTTATTTCATGTAATTGCTAAGAAAATACAAAAAGAAAGAGATGATGTCTATTTTCTCGTAAAATCAGGCATGCATAGGACAGATTTTCAAGACTTGAGGATGTTTAATTTCACAGGAAATACAGACTTTGACAATATTGTTAAAATGTATAGAATTTCAGATTTGTATTTATTGCCTTCACGAGGTGGAAGTTTTGAACTTAATGGATTAGAGGCATTTGTTTCCAAAATTCCAGTAATAGCAACAAAAAACGGGGCATGGGAAGAATATTTTCCTCCACAATTGAAAGATTTACTAGTTGATAGTTGCGATTATCCAACAGTTTTACCAGGAAATCCAATTCATGCAGGCAAAGGAGTGCAAATATGCATAAATGACGCAATTGATAAAATATTAGAAGTTATAGATAAACTGGATGATTATAAAGCTAAAATTGAGGAGAACTATAATTTCTGGTTAGAAAATTTCAGTTATAATGCAGTAAAAAAACAATTACTTAACACAATTGAAAAATCCTAAATTAATAATATTATCTCAAAAAAGAGAAAAATTATGAATAAAAAAAATCATTTATCACCAACAATCATTTACCATATTTCTTACTTTTCTTTCGCTCACTCCTATCGTCTTGGCTATTTGACTTAGACTATAGCCTTTACTTACCAGTTGATGGACCAAGCTTACTAAATCATCTTCGTCTTGTATATAATATCTCGAATTTCCTACTTGAACTATTCTCATCTTTTTATCCCCAATATAACATATGTGAAGACTCATATATAAAGTTTTCTCTATCTCTTTACGTTTATAGATCACACGAAATTTCTTATAAAAAAGTATTTAATCTCTATATTTCTTTTTAGGTATCCTAATCATTTTTTCTTCTTCGATTTTTTTAAAAGTTCTCCTTAATTGTTCAAAAAAATAGATAAATAATAACTGATAAATAAAACCAACAATAACTATAAGCCATATTGGATCTAATTGTGTATTTAAATCCATAATCTCACATCCAATCTATTCTTTGTTATTAATAATTTTATCTAACTTTTCCTTAAATTTTGTTTTTATTTCGCCAGGGCCTAACAATTGATAAACTTCATCACTGAGAAGTTCAGTTATTATATAGATACTTTTTTCTTCTAAATTATCAAAGATACACTCATTACAATAAAAAGAATTATTAAGTACTTTATCTAAATATATTTCTGCAATTTTCTTTTTTTCTTCGATCGAAAAATTAAATTTGACAATGATTTCTTTAAAAGTGTAATTTAATCCGTCTAACCTTTTATGCAGTCCTACTGTTATTTCCGAATTCTCAATAAATGAATTAAATAATTTTTCAGATTTATCCCTATTGAAAGATTGTAAACACCATTCATTTTTTTCTAAAATTCCAGAAATTGTATCAATCAATGTTTCAATTAAAATTTCCTTAAAATTAGTATAACATTTTTCATAAAATTCATCAGCTTGCAGTGATGCAAAAATATTTTTATTGAATTTTTCTTTATCTAGTTCTCCTAAAACGACAGTCATAATAGCTCATTTACATTTTATCATTATGACATATTTATAGACCCTTCTCTTTTCATCTTGAAATTTTTTAAATGTCATGGAAAACCAATAAATTTTAATTATGATAGTCTACTCCAAGAAAGGAAATAGTATAATTATTAAAGCATTTTTTGAAATAGAAAATATAGACGATAATGAGAACTTAAACGAAATAATAGCAAACGGTTTGATAAAATTAGCAGAACAGATAAAAGAAAGAAGAATAAAAATATATAATTCGGAAGAAATAGGAGTATTCTAAAGCCATTAAAAAAATGAATTATTTATTCTCACGAGAGCCTAAATCAAGATATTGTTGAACAATTCCTAGAAGTACTCCAGGCCCTCCAACTTCTTCTTCCTTTTCATATAGAACATTCATTGGATCCGAATTGAAAATATATTTTAATTTAAATTTACCATCGAATAACAAATAAATATCTACATGACTAAAATTAAAGAATTCAATATCTGCCTCAAAACCAGACGCCCTTAATTGCTGTGGTGTGAGAGAGACAATGAATGCCTCACCTTCTTCCTCTGCTTTTCCCATGATTTCAAGGAGACTCATTTTCTTTTCCCCAATACATACTATGTAACTCCTCATATTTAAATCTTTCTCTATCTTTTTATCTTTCTATCTCCTTATCTCTTCCCTTCAACTCTCTCTCTAGAGAACGTTCCAACTCTACAACTCCAATTTCTCTCAACGCATCAAACAAAAACTGTCTTAATTTGAAAAAGCCACAGAAGGACCTCTTAAAATCACTATTTCTTTCATCTGGACCTGTGCAAAATTGTTTCCTAACGGTGAAAAATCCTAAAACAATCTAATTCAAGTCTGTCTATAACTATTAAATTAACAACTACTAACTACATAACTACATAATATGATAATATAATAACTACATAACTACTAGTTAGCTAATTATTATATTATAATATTAGTTTGTAATAGTATGTCATAAACTATAATAATAACAAGAAAGATAGTGTCCACTACCCACATCAATTACTTTCTTGGGATTAATAAGCTTTTCTTTCTAAACTTCCAATTTTGCGAGAATGAAGCTGAAAAAATTGAATAAAAAATTCAAAGTTGCAAATTTAGAGAGATGAAAGTATATAAATGTTTTGTTCTAAACTTCCAATTTCAACACCGCAACACGAAAAAAACGGGCGAAAATGAACGGGAAAAAACTAAACGGACAAATTATAATATGTTTAGTAACTAAAAGCTTATAGTTAGAAGTGTACTTCCCGCTAATTTAATAATAATAATAACTTATAATATGTTTAGTAACTAAAAGCTTTAAACTGTGAGTTGAGTGCCCCCTAATTATTAATTTAATAGCTCCTAACTAATATATTCGCAAGATGACAAATTAGTTGTAAGTTAGGAATTTACAAATAAAGAAACTCCAAAGTTTTTATCTGAAAATGTACAAATATTTGTAAGCTACAAATTTACAATTTTATAATTTAAGTTATCAAATTACACAATATGACAGATTAATTGTAATTTAGGAAATTAGTAAGTTACAATTTTTCTCATTTTTTGTGTAATTAACGCAAAATGACAGATTAATTGGAATTTAGGAATTTACAATTTTTTGCACCCCAACAATTATTATTACAAAATGATAAATTAATTGTAATTTACAATTTCTACACATTTTTGCGAAAAAAACGAAAAATTCGCAAAAAACGAAAAATATTGGAATTTTCAATTTTTTTCATTTATTGCGAAAATTTCACGCAAAACGCAAAAAACCAC